CCAGAGGCTTTTCAAATGCGCCAACGTCCGTCCATGCCGTCCGATCCATCGTGCCCACGGACCAGACGTTCTCAAGGTAGTTGTAGGTCACAAAACGGTCGATGTAATCGCTCGTAAACGAGCAATAAAACCACGTAACCTCGTTGAACTGCGTGTTGATGCCCGCAAAGATCTTCTGTCCTTGAACGATGTTAAGGTCCTTGAACACATAGTCTTGTACCGTGCAAGGGAGCTTTTTAACCGTGCCGTCAAAGACAAAGAAAGCGTCCTTGCTCATCCAATACGCGACGCCATTGACGTCCACTGCCGCATGCGGGCCAAGACAGCCACAGTTCGCGCCGAGCTGTTGAAATCCAAACGTATAAGGCGGTCCAAGGTACTGTTGGCCGTGCAACGCAGTATCTGTCCAGATTAGGATTTGACCCCGTGATCGCACCGCAGTGATAATTTCATTTCCGTCCGTGAGCCGTTGTCCGCCGGCCGTGTTCGTCGCGGTGGCAACAAATTCGTTGATGTCCTCTTGCGCAGAAAAGCGCACGAGCAACGGATCAAGCGACGTCGGATCACCGAGCGTGGACTCCGTGCCAAAGCAGACCAAATGCCTGTCTGGCGTCGAAATCAAAGCAAAGCGACTGCGCGTTGGAGCACCTGCAATGGCGGTGGCTCGAACAGCCAAGCCCGAAGTGGGGTTCCACTGGTAGATTCCTCCATCTACGTTCTGGAGGATCAAAAGGCTTCCGTAGTTATCGAACTGCCAGACTTGAGATAGCAATTGCAAACTGGCAGATGGCGGACGCGGTGTTCCCCAAGACGATAATCCCCACGTCCCAATGCCCCAGCCATAGTCAATAAAGCTTTTGTCCGAACCTACGTTGATCTGATAAGCAGCGTTAGCCGAGCCTGCCGCCGTGGCAGTGCCCGTTGCCTGAACAGGGGAGACGATTCGGTACTTGTTGGCGTTGATGACCTCAAGCACCTCAAATTCGTTGTTCAAACTGGCGTTTGGTATCCCGCCAGGATCGCCTGAAGCGCTCGAAAATGTAACAAAATCGCCTTTGATCGCTCCATGCGCGGTGTCATTGACAAACACCGTAGTCGAGCCGTTCGTCGTATCAAAGGTGACCGTCCCGGTAGCGCGGATCGGAGTAATGTCCCCCCAGTTGCCTCCGTAGTAGGCATACACCTTTCGATTGGTGCCCAAAACGGCATACGGAGCACCGTTCAACGCCAGCCACGTGAACAGCCCCGTCGCCGCCCCAACAAAGTACACCTCGGAGTTGTCGAACTTCGTCCAGCCGCCCATCTTCTCCGGCAGCCCATAACGAAAACGAACGTAATCGCTGTCGACCCAGCCCCCTTCCGCCCCGTATTCGGTATTCTGCTTGTCTACCCCGGGCTTCAAAAACAATCGCAGCAACGCCATCGTCGTTCCTTACTTCACCGGACCGCCTACAAGCCATGCATCACACGTCCGATCAGCGGCACACTTGAAGTCAAAGAGTTCACAGTAACCAAGGTTCGCGGACCGCGAGACATCCTCCGCGTAGCTCTCCTCCGCAGGCTCTTCCCCGCGAATGCCATCATTGATGCACTTCAGCATGGCAGGCGTTTGGATGAACGCGCTACAGTTGCCACAGAGCGCTTTTTTCGCCTCACGGACCGTGGTGTCCCACATCGCAGCCTTCTTGTCCCAAAACGCCCTGGACTCAGACTCCGGGTTCAACGGACCATAGCCGTACTCTTTGATGGCGTGGTTCCGATTTTTAAGGTTGACGTGGATGTCTACCGTGGCAATCGGACAGGCCTTCATCGGCCGTTGGGCCGCGTTCCGGAGCTCTTCGGCAATGCGCCGCTTCTGTACGGTAGCCATGCTACTTCTTCCGCGCCGCCCGCATGTTGTCTACGAGGTTCGGATAAGGACGCCCCGCTGCCTTGGCCATCTTCTTGGCGGCCGCCTTCTTGGCAGGGGTCAAGGCCTTGGGCTTACCGAGCCCTTTTGGCCTACTCTTTTCCCAAACGGGCTTGGCTTTCATGGAAAATTCCTTACATCGTAGCCCCGGCAGCGGCCGGGACCGTGGTGATCTGGATGGCTACAGACCGTTTGAGGTTGAGCGGTTTTCCACAATCGGAACAGGCATCTGCCTCAAGCTCTGCCTGATCGAGATCATAGCCGCAATGGCCACAAACGGCCTCGATTTCATGAGCGGGCTCGATGCTGCCATCGGCCAAAAGGCGGGAAGGTAGGGAAAGGCGCATGGGATCACTCCATTAAGTACAAGGCTCGTTCATCTTCCCGACGCACGGTTAGCCCTGGCAGCACTTTACCGGCTGCCTTGTTCCACTTCAAGAACTCATTGGCTGCTCCTGCGTAATCGCCTCGATTGTGCTTCTGACGCAGGGTAGAGTTTTGAAGGTTGCCTAGTCCAAGGTTGAAAGCGAAGCTAACGAGTGCCAGATGGCGACTGCTAAGAGGCTCCACAGTACATAGTCGGAGTACCCCCGGAAGAAACCGCTGAAGATCTTCTTGAAGTAGCGCATCAACCTCTTCCTCCGTTATTTTTCGATCCCAACCGGCCGGTATAGGGAGGTCCAGTCGTTGATCAAACGGAACGCGCAGGTGAGAAGGATCGATGACGTGACCGACACCGATAGTCCACAAACGAGCAGGGCAGCGATAGGGGTAATAGCGAACTCCTTCGTGATGCCTGAGCATGGAAAGAAGTTTTTTCACTTCTTGCTAAACGCCTGAGAGCCAAACCAAAACGAGATGACCGACGCCCAGATGATCTGTGTGTCCGCGTCCCACAGCTTGGAGATCACCACATCAAAAGGCGTTCCCAGGTGCCACGCGTAAGCCGCACCAAAGGCGTTGATGAAGCAAAGCAGGCCAAACATGCCATAGGTGATCGCAGGACGGACCATGGCCCGAGCGTTGATAACCCAGCGGCTTGCACCTTCGCCAATCGCAATGTCGTGCGCGTAGAGCGCCTGTTTTTCTTGAAGGGCAATCTGCTGCGTGGAGACATCCGCTTGGATCTGGAGCTGATGCGTGTGGATCTCTTCGACCCTGGCCTGAGCCTCAAACCCAGCCCTGCGCATCTCCAGCTCTCGCTGGATCTGCATGTGCGCCAAGGCAAGCTCATGCTTCTTGTCGGCCCGGTCTTGGAAGAACTCTAGGAACTTTGGCAATCCTCCGGCCAAGAACGAGAGCAGTGTGGTCAGCAAGGTAATCATCGGCACTCCCTATTTTTGCGTTGTGATGATGTCTTCGCCCTTGGTCACCGTCACCCTGCCTTCAGTGACATCAACCTTCATAGACGGCTCTTTACGGTCCAGTCGGTCTAGCTTATCAATCAGGCTCTTGATCACCTCAAACTCGGGCTTCTCCTGCTTAGGATTGGCCCCGGCGATTCCGTTCAACATGGAGATCAAAGCCGTCAAAGCAGCACCGAGCAGTCCCATCACCGCCGCAATCTTCTCGTTCTCGAGGACGATAGACGCCCCAACTCCGATCACAACAATCAGGGTGATATAGAACAGACCTTGCTTGCCGATCGCCTTGCCGGCCACATCCTTAGCCGACGAATGCGCCTCGAGGCGGTTTAGTTCCGCCTCCGCCTGCGCCTTGAGCATCCGTATTTCGTTACGCATGATCACATTGGCATGAACACTAAGAACAATCCGCCTGTTGTAACCACAGGGGCCGGAGCAACATCAAAGTACCACCCAAGCGATCCATTATTTGTTGAATTAGTCCCCGCATACCAAGTCGTATCAAGGGAGTACGCCCGAAGCCCTGTGATCGTCAGATAGTCAACGTTAGGCTTTGTAGAACCTGTCAAGACCAGAGTCCCCGGAGAGCTTGCAGACGTTCCAGAGAACGTTAAGACCTTGCCAGACAAGCCCGTGCCGGTGAACTGAGACACCCGTTGACTCGTGCTGCCAATCGTTATCGCCGTGGCACCCGTTGCGCTGTAGGTGTTAGTAATGTCTTTGAAGGTGTTGTTGCCAGAAATCGTAAGGGTGCCAGCCCCGCCTTGGTTAAGCGTAATGTTGGTATACGAGGCACCGCCGCCCGAAAAGGTTTTAGCGGAGCCAGAGGTTAGGCTAATCGTGCCTGTACCGGTGACGGTGAGATTTGTTGTTACTGAGGTATCCCAAGGGGTGCTAGTACCATTAATCGTCCAGGTTCCGGACCCAATGTTAATTGTCCGTGTAGTACTGCCTGACCCCGAATAGCTACTATTATTCCCTGACAACGTTACATTATACGTTGATGCGTCAAATGTTCCCCTTAGATGAACAAAATATCCACTTGATGCAGTAATAGTGAACGCATCTTGTAATGTAACTGTTCCCCCAGGGGTATTAATTGTAAAAAATTGTGGGAACGCTTTTCCAGCACTAGTAATTGTTTGACTGCCTCGGCCACAAAATGTAATTGTTCCTGTTCCTGACAACGTCGTTCCGGTGCCATTAATCCAATTTCCGTAAATAGCTGGGGAATTTGCACCTACCGTTAATGTCATTGTATTGGCTGTCCTGGCCGACATATTGATGGTGCCAATGTTCCAGTTAGTATCAATCGTTATCGTCGCACCAGAACCGGGGCTGGTTGATTCAAAGATGCAGGTGTCTTGGGCCAGAGGGAAGTTGTTTACAGACGGAGAACCCCCGCTCGATGTGGCCCAAGCCGTAGCAGACCAGTTGTTGTTTCCGGCAAGGTTCCAATACTTGTTTGCTGCTGCTGTAAACGTAATCCCGCTGTTCCCTTTGCAGTCGCCAATCCTCGTACCCGAAGCAGGAGCCGCAGCACCAGCAATGGTGATGTCTCGGAAATCTACGTCAGTCATTGAAACAGCTGCACAGGTGAGGGTGCGGGTTGTT